AGCCGCTAATTCCTTCCAGTTCTATTGCTGTATCACTTAGGTAAAATTCTGCAGTTGTGGCCGATTTTGAGGCCTTTATGTAAAGATAAAACGCTTTGTCCTTGTCTGCATCGGTAAAAGGCAGGCTTGTAAATTCGCTCACGCTCCATCGCAAGTAATCAGTAATGTCATGCGATGGCTTTATAGAATTGATGCCAAGCGTATTATGAAGGATAAAACCAGCTGCAGTAGACAAGGTCTTGGCTGCAGAATCATACATAAAGGAATGCGACAAAACAGTGCTGTCGGTAAGCGAAGTGATGAACTGAAACTGCAGTGCCTGACTGCCAACCTTCAGCTGCATGGCATTTACAACAACCGGTGATATGGCATCAGTGAACTCATGCAGCAACGCCTTCTTGAGCGCAGCTGCAGTGGCCACAGTATCGGCATATCGGCGCATCGTAAACTGCAGCGATTGCCTGTGCAAAGAGCTGGTAGTGACCTCGTTGTTCTTTATTTTACCAAGCGTTGTTTTAACATCTCCACCGGTTGTGGAATTGGAAAGTGTTATCTCCGGCTTGTGCGCCTTGTTCACAAAGTCTTTTATCGCAGTGATTCTTATCAGAATCGCATCGGCCTGAAAACGCGGATCAGTAAATCTTACAAATCCACCAAGTTTTATTTTAGCGCCGATATTTATCCAATCATTTTTTGCCCAAATTCCGTTGAGCGTTCCGGATACTGTAAAGTGCTGATCCTCGCGTTCATAAAGATACTTAACTGCTTTTCTAAACATATCCCATGAAGCGCCTGACTTGCTTGTGTTATCGCAGATATAAGCAGATGGAAGACTGCAGTGAAATATTGCATACTTGTCATCCACACGTGGAATGAAATCTCCGCCGGGCATGGTAAGGCCATCAATCTTTTGCGGAACGATCGCAAAGCGTTTGCCCGGAAGGTCTCCAACGGCTGCAGCAATATACGACACGTCAAATTCTTTCCCAGCTAACATGCCGGATTGAAAAATTATTGTCATCTGCTCCCCGGCAATGAGACACTTTGAAAAATCCAAAGCATCAGGAATAGTCGTATCAACAATGTCGTAATAGTTATTCGCTTCGCTCTCGCAAATAACCTGACTAACAGTACCTACACGTTTTGGATAAAGGTCTGTACAGTCAATGCTATCTTCAGCTTTTGTTGTGAGCGTTTTGTTCGCTCGTCTAATTGAATAGCCATATTCGTCTGTCACATACTCTCTTGCATTGGCTTCTACATATCCATCCTCTCCCTCAAATTTAATTCCATCATATTTAATTGTTTGACTTTTAGGAAGTAGCAGTACGTCACTTCCGTATGTGCTGCTGTCAATATTTTGCTCTCCACCTTCCGTAAACAGTACCTCGCACGGATTCTTCTCCGTATAATTTTCTCGCTGAATTCCGCCTTTCAGTCCGTTGCCTTTTCCATAATTCAGATCCAATGGACTGGTCTTGTTATACTCGACTTTGTGAAGGGATATAACTTTTCCATTTATCTCCCATTCCGTCTTATATTCATCAGCAAGTTGTTTTAGTGCATCAATGCAAAATACATGATTGTACGATAAATATTTCTCGTCATCATCAATGCAATCTCCTATGCTCCAGCCGCTATCACGTTCATTAAGATTATCAACGATCATTTGCAGATGATCGATAGGTTTAGCTGTAAGATTAAATTTCAGCTTGTGCGTTCCTCCAAACACTCCAGTTGATGCTGCATAAACTACATCCCTGAACTTAAAGCGCTGCAGCTTGTACTGCGCAGATTGAAACACAACTGTATAATTGAATTTCCGGCTATGATCCATTGTAAATGCCTCCGGCTCTTCCAGAGTGTATGTCATCCCTTCATATATGCAATACGATCCTACAGGGATCTCCACATGCTCCGCAAGCGAGTAGTATAGAGTAAGCGTGTGATCGCCACCTATCTCACGCGAGCGCACACTGTTATCTGTGGGATCGATGCTTACCAGCTGCGTTCCGTCTGCTTTGTAAATTATCATAATATCAGCGTATTACCTAAATTCATAATATCTCTTACCGTCAGTATCTTGCTTGCAAGAAATTGTTGTGGTAAAAGGAAAGTCCTCTTTTCTGACGTTTAATAAAACCTCCTTTATGGTTTCTGCGTTGGTAACAAACTTTGCATCTTTATCACCAACGCTGTAGTGTACAACCATGCGGTTCTCTCCATACTGCGTCTTCACGTTCTTTGCAATGCCAAGAATGGTTATTTCTCTATTTAAAACAGAGAGTACCGAGTTCTTTTTGCAGACAAACATGTCCTCCTTTTCCGGGATAACAACGTGCAGATCCTCAAAGCGTTTCATTACTGAATGTTTAACTCTTTACAATCGCTGTCAACCTGCGCTTTAATGATAGCACGCTCCAGAAGGAAGTCGGAATAAGCCTTGCTTTTAGACGTTGCATCATCGCTATTAACATCAACCAATCCCAGACTGATGGAATTGAAATCGTTAATCAGCTTGGCTTCCCGGTCACGATCACACATCGCTGTGATGGCCGCCTGTAATATCTTATTGGAAGTTATTGGGGCATAAACGATTACCTCGTTGCATTGCCACTGCTCGCGGCTCTCGCCATCGGGTTGTTCTACAGTTATTGCATGGATATTCCATCTGTAACGGAATGATCCATCGCCATTGGCCTGAAGCTTTTCAGGCCTATTGTCGTACTGAACTAATTGCATCATAATATTCTTGATTTTTAATTATTGTTTTCAAAAGATGTATGCTGTTGGAATATTTGCACCACCCAAGCCAAGAGCAAATAGCTTGCTTAAAGTCTTGAGGGTTAATGTTTTTCTTTAGCAGCTGTTTAACTTTTTTACAAAAATGTTTCTTTATTGATTTACGCATTAGCACGTGCGTATGCCGGAAAACATAACCAACAAAGTCAAGTCCTCGTGAATCGACTGGAAATATTTGCCAATTCTTTTTGACCTCAAGTTTGAGAGTGCACATGTAAGCGTTTATTTTTACAAATATTTTTCTTAGGTAATCCTTTGAATTTGAAAGAAATACCATATCATCTGCATAACGGAAATAGTATTTTACTTTTAGAACTTCTTTAACGTAATGATCAAAATATGCCAAGTACAGATTGGCAAGAAACTGCGACAAATAATTTCCTATCGGAAGTCCCGGTGCAGAATCAATTATAGAATCTAAAAGCCATAACAGATTCTTGTCCTTTATCTTTTTCCTTATTATGACTTTCAGGATCGTGTGATTTACCGATGGATAAAAATGATGGATATCAATTTTCAGACATTCCGTTGTGCCATCTTTATCTAACAGCGCTTTCAAAACCTTTGCATAACAACCGTTTATGCCGCGTTTTTTGATACAAGCATAAGTATCTGTAGTAAAGGTCTTTACCCATACGCTTTCGAGTACATTCATTATTGCATGATGTACTATTCTGTCGGGATAATAAGGAAGTTTATAAATTAGTCTTGTCTTTGGATCGTGAATAATAAATGTTGAATATTCCGATGTCCTGTACTGTTTTTTTGCAAGAAGATCGTGCAGCCGATGAAGGTTGCCTTCCCGGTCTAAATCAAAGAAACAAACACCCATTGTATTATCTTTGCCTTTGCGAGCTTTTTTCTCTGCAATGACCAGATTATCAAAGGATATTATCTCTTCCCATATATTATCGATCCGCTTCATTATGTTTGCTTTACGGAGGCAGAGCGTTCAGATAAAATCTTACCAGCACCGCTTGTACTTTTATTTTATTTTTTGCCGAGAGGCATGGTCGTTGTTCCTATATTTTTATTTATCATATCCGTAAGTATAGCCGAGAGCCAATATTCGTATTCGCATTCGCAGGGGCGATATTCGAGTTACAATAGACGAGACCGTCATTCGCACCGTTATTCGCATTCCCGCCAAGCAAGAGCCCACACATGCTGGATGATGTTACTGATGTGTAATGGTAATCACTCCAATAACTTGTTGTGCCACCGCCAATTGCAGATGGCAGAATACAACCGTTGTTGAATATGATATCCTTAACATATCCATTGTCTCTGGCCTCCAGTCCTTGCAAAACATAACCGCTGTAGTTGCTGTCAGTAAATTTTGCAGGATCAGAACAAGTATAAACTTTGCTTGTACCACCATCGGCATCAGTAAGTATCTCAATGTTCACTCCGTCAGTGTGCTTCCATATATGCCCAAACGGATTCTCTA